CAGTTAAGCCCCTTGGGGGTTCCACAAGCGAGCATATCTCCGCGTCTATCGGCCAAGGCCGGGCGCAAGATCTCAAACCAGACATGAGCCGGTTGGTCGGCGATTTCATCGAGCAAAACCATGTCGATTGCCATGCCTCGGAGCCCATCACCGTTATCGGCACCGCCGAGCTTAATCATCGATCCCCAGTGTTTAATTATAATCTCCAGGGACGTTTCGTTGCTGTACTCCACCATTTCTTTTGGGATTGCATTTTTGAGTTCGCGCCAAAAGATTTGTTTGGTTTGTTTGAGCGATGGGCCGACGATCAGTATGTTTGCCCGCTGACGGGTTTGCGCTGCCCGCACTGCTTCATGCATCATCAGGTAAGACTTGCCGAAACGCCTTCCCGCAATGACTACTCTGAACCTAGCCGGATCAGTATACACTTGGGTTTGGGCGTGAGTGAGGCCCAGCGCTTCTTGAATGCCTTTTTGGTCGTTACTTAGTTCATCAAGGGTTTCAGTTGCCATTATCGGTGGGGCTTCCTCTACGCTGAAGCACTGGCACAAACGGTTTGATTTCTTTGTTTGAGTCAGCATTCAGCCGGTGAATGTTGGTTTCTAGTTCTGTAATGGTTTTGGCGATGTTGGTTTGCTTGGTGACAAGATCGAAGACACTTTCTTTGTAGTTCACAAAGTCATTGGCACGTTCATCACCTGATCTTTTCAGATCAATTACCATCGACAGGAAATCCCAATCCTCATGTAATTTCTCCAGACGGGACTTTTGCCTTTGTAGAACTGTTTTCTTAATATCGACATCTTTGGCGTACACATCTTCGCTTGTGATGCGTTTCTTTTTGTCAATTTTCTGAACTTCTTCTTCCAGAACTCTGGTTCTTGCGTCCACATTCGCTTGAGCGCCTGTGTCACGGCTCCAACCGTGCCTTTTTGCATACTGATCTATGGCTTGGAAGCTTCGACCCTGGGCAATTTCCATATCAGCTATGGCTCTAACGCTTACGCCTTGCTGGTATAGACCTCGGATCTGATCCCAATCAGGTTGTTGACGCTTTTTCTTCTCAACCCGTTGATTTTCAACAGGTAATTTCTCAACATTGCTTGCCATATCCAAATCCGTCAATTTCTTACTGTTGACGCAGCCTAATTTATTGACAAAATTATGTCTACATACAAATTAAAGTTGACAAAGTAGGAATGCAAAATATATGCACAAATTGAAGGTAGAGGTTATGTGTTTCTCCTCCCAGCATCGCTTCCCTTCGACTTCAAGTCCAACTGCCTCGCCAGTCCTCTTTCGGCGGGGCTTTTTTTTTGGAAGAATGCTTTGGCTCAAATAGACAACCATTCAGCGTATCAGTGGCACCAAGAAGATTGGAGATTGCTGCGAGACTTTTATCGCGGCGAGCGCTGGGTCAAAACAGCGGGTCAAACCTATCTTCCTCAACTGGAAGATCAGAACACTGTTGAGTACCGCAACTACAAGGCCCGCACCGTTTATCTAAATGCAGTCAAGCGCACTGTCGCTGGGTTGGTCGGCGTAGCGTTTCGGCGCCCGGTTGAATACAGCATCGGCGAACAGAACGCTGATCTCATGGACGATCTGCAAAACTTCACAAATGATGGCCTATCGTTTGAGGTGTTCTGTCGTGAGGTCTTTCGCGAGACAATCCTGATGGGCCGTTGTGGCGTTTTAGTTGATGCCCCTGCATCTGGCGGGCTGCCGTATGCAACGACTTATCACGCTGAAAACATCACCAACTGGTTTGTTGAAAGCCGTGATGGCCGCAAGCGAGTGACTGAGATCCAAGTATACGAGGCCGATAGCAACAATTACATCCGCCAGACATTTGGTACTGTTACCAGCGACCAGTACCGCGTTCTAAAGATCCAAGATGGCATCTATAATCAGTCTGTCATCATGCCCGATGATCAGGGCGAATATGGCGAGTCTTCTGACTTTTTTGTTCCCCAGGTTGGCAATCGACCTCTGGCGTCGATCCCGTTTGTTTTCTTTGGCCCCAACACATTGCTGTCCGACTGTGACACTAGCCCTGTGTTGGACATCGCCCGCCTCAACGAGAAACATTACTTAGCATCAGCGGATCTTTCTCATGCTCTACACTACAGCGCGTTACCTACGCCGTTTGTTACCGGATATTCCGGTGAAGCCGGATCGCTTAGTCTTGGGCCTAATCGAGTCTGGCTACTGGATACAGATCAAAAAGCCGGAATGTTGGAATTTAAAGGTGAAGGACTTTCCTTCTTGGAAAGCTCGGTTCAACGCCTCAAAGAAGAGATGAGTTTGATGGGTGCGGGGCTGATGGCTGAAGCGCGTCGAGGCTCAGAGAACTCAGAGGTCATGCAGTCACGGGCACGCGGAGAACAGGCTACTCTTCTTTCGGTGCTGGATACTGTTGAACGTGGCTTGGAGCGGGTGCTTGAGATGTACTTGATGTTCCGCCAGCGAGATCCATCAGAGGTTAACGTGCGACTCAACCGTGATCTATCCGAAACCCGTTTGAGTTACCGCGATGTCCTGATGACGCTGCGCCTCTACATGAACGGTATTCTTCCGCTGGATGCGATTTTGGACAAGTTCTATGAGGGCGACATTCTCCCGTCCAACATGACAGCCGCTGAAGCCAAGGCGCTATTAGAGGAACCGGGACAGACGCCGGAGCCAGATCCTGATCGGAAGGTGTTCTGATGGCAAAGAAGCCCGCAAGGAAATCCACCGTAAATGCGGCTGGCAATTACACGAAGCCGACGATGCGTAAGCGCCTGTTCAACAAAATCAAAGCGGGAACCAAAGGCGGCAATCGAGGTCAATGGTCGGCAAGAAAAGCCCAATTGCTCGCGAATGAATATAAAAAAGCTGGAGGCGGCTACAAGTGAACACTTTTGTAACCGGGAAGCGAGTAGTGATCGGAAAGGACAAGTCGTGGCGCTTAAAAAATCTCAAAAAAGCCTCAAAAGCTGGACGAAACAAAAGTGGCGCACGAACACGGGGAAAGCGTCATTAAAGGGCGGCGGGAGATATCTGCCTGATGCGGCGTGGAGTTCCTTATCCCCTGGAGAAAAAGCAGCGGTTTCCCGCTCAAAAAACAAAGCCACAAAATCTGGCAAGCAAGTTTCAAAAATGCCGAAACGGATCGCACGAAAAGTTGCGAAGCACCGCAAGTAAGCCTCATCAGACTAACCGTCTGAGGTTCACGCTGCGCTCTTGGCGCAGACAATTCATCAAGGAGAACATCGATGCCTAAAGGAATTGGCTACGGCAAAAACGTAAAGACCGCGAAGGGCGGCATGAAGCTCAAAGGGAAGAAAAAGGGTGGCAAACGCAAGTGACACCACCCGCAAGGGTGGACGCGTAATATACCGGGGAAAGAGCTTCCCAGGCTTCAACAAGCCTATGCGGAACACAGGATCATCGCAGCACAAGATGGTGGTTCTCGCTAAGAAGGGAAGCAAAGTTAAAGTAGTCCGTTTTGGCCACAAAGGCTATGGGCACAATTACAGCGCATCAGCGCGAAAGAATTACCTGACCCGTTCCGCAGGGATCAGGAATAAGGCGGGCCAATTGACCGCAAAAGACAAATTTTCAGCGAATTACTGGGCGCGGAAAACCCTATGGGCTGGTTCCGGTGGTTCAAAGAAATCTCCCCCGAAACGTAAAAGCTAGAGATTGGATCAATGGCAGAAGAAATTAATGCGCCAGAGGCGCAAAGCGATACAGGTACGCCTGATGTCAACGAAATCGTAAGAAAAGCAGTCGAAGAACAGACCGCTGGATTGAAGCGAAACCGCGATGAACTGCTTGCCGAAAAGAAGGCATTGCAAGAGCGCGTAAGCCAGTTCGACGGGCAAGACATCGACGAACTTTTGAAGCTGAAAAGCCTTGTTGAAGACAATGAGGAAGCCAAGCTAATCGCTGAAGGCAAGATCGATGAGGTCTTCAGCAAGAGATATGACCGGGCGTTTAGAGACTTGAACAGTCAAGTCCAAGCCCGCGATGAGAAAATCGAAAGTCTGAGCGGCGAGCTTAAAACTAAAGCAGACGCTTATGCTCAAGTGACTATCGATACAGCAATACAGCGGGCCGCAAGCGAGCTTGGTGTACAGACAACCGCCCTGCCAGACGTAACGGCGCGGGCGCGAGGTGTATTTGCCGTCGATGAAAGTGGTGGGTTAGTGGCCCGCAACGGAGATGGCACATTACAATTTTCGAAAGACGGTCAGTCTTCACTCACTCCAGGGGAGTGGCTGGAGTCAATGCGGAAAAATGCTCCGCATTGGTGGCCAATTTCAACAGGTGGCGGGGCCACAGGCGGGTCAGGCGTAGGCCCAAACGGGAAGATGACCGTTGATGCTGCGTCATCCCTTGATTTCGAGTCTTACAAAAAGGCGCGAATGAACGGGCAAATCTAACTTTTCAATCTTTAAGGAGATGAGCAATGGCTAATACCATTTTAACACCATCCATCATCGCCAACGAAGCCCTGTTGATTTTGGAGAATAATCTGACGGCAGCTAACACTGTCTTCCGCGATTATGAGTCAGAATTCACTGGTTCTCGCGTTGGTGATACAATCACAATCCGCAAGCCAGCGGCGTTTACTGTGAACGAGTTCACTAGCTCAATCACAAAACAAGACATCACTGAAACCAGTGTGTCTATGCAGCTTGAAAAGCACTTCGACGTTTCAACAGAAGTCACCTCTCGCCAGATGACTTTGGATCTCGACGGCTTCTCAGAGCGCGTAATCGAGCCAGCAATGGTTGCTTTGGCTGAACAAATCGATGGTTACATCTATGACCAGTACGATGAAGTTCAC